TCCCATGAAACCGTCGTGGGGCAGTTCGGAGATCAGCACCGAATACTTCCAACCATCACCGGGTTGAAGTTCGTAGGTGTAGGGAAGGTGACCGTTTGAGCTGCTCACCGGTTGTCCACTATGCCGTTGATCGTGTTGAGTATCCGGGCGGTGGACTCCAAGACGTAGTCGTTCACCAGGCGGTCGGCCTCGGCCCGACTGAGTTGTTCGTCCTGTTGGATGTCGGCATCGCCTTGAAGCCCGCAAACGCATTCCAACCGTTCGCCGTCAAAGCAGATGTTCTTGTGGCTCATCCGAAGTCCTCCTCGTCTGCCCAATCATACGGGCCTAGTGGGTCAGGGTCGGAGCAGCGGCCCCGCAACCACCAGCCAAACCCAACGAGGGCAAGCGGGCCGATAATGAACTGCCACAACGGGTTGGTCATGTAGAACAGGGCGATAGTCACTTTGCCTCCTGTTGGTCGCAACTTTCACAGGTCGGGACGTAGGTGACCCGGTGCTCGGGTGGGCAGGTCGTCAACTGGGCCTCGTACTCGTCCTGAGTAGCGGGGAACGGTTGACTGTTCGTCCACTCCTGCGACGGGTACCACGACGGTTCAAGATCGGTCTTGGTGAGCTTTCGCCAGACCGTGATCGGTGTTTCGATCTTTCGCAGCCTCGGGTTGTCCTCCAAAGCACAGGTGGCGTACATGCCAAGGTGATCACGGCAGGCGACCGCGCCGCCCAGGTCTGACCACAGTTGAGTCTTGGTGCCGGTCATTGGCCGACCTTTATCGTGATGCTTCGGTCCCCGTGGTCGGTGACGGTGCCGTCGGCGTTCAGAACCTGATCGCCGTCGCCTTGGCCGTTGTCGACGGTGTGGTAGCAGGCTTTACAGGTCAACTCTTGACCGCCCGTGCCATCGTCCATGTAGGTGGACACAGCAGCGCAGCAGTCGGTCAGGCGCATCCCAGCGAAGATGTCATCTTCGCGAGTGGCAAAGGCGAAGACGACTTTGATCTTTCGGTAGTACCGGACTGACCCGTCATCTTGGATGACCTGGTGGGCTTCAGCCTTGTAACCGGCGACCTGTTCGGGTGTGGCTTCCATGATGGGCGCTCCTCTCTCGACGGTGGCGACTGTCGCCTGTGTCGTGTATCCCATCGTCCCCGCCGGGAACTCGCATCCCGGTGTCTGCTGGTCGGGGGAGTTTCCGGTCAGGCGACCTCGCGGGTCAGCAGGCTGGTCGGGCAGTTCACGGGATCGCCCGCGTACCAGTTCTTGAAGTCCTCTTGGAGAGTGACTTCGGCCTTGGTGCGGTTCACCTTTTCGAGTGTGACCTTCACGGTGAAGCCACCTTCGTTGAGGATAAGCGTGTCGCCCTTCCTCGCTCCGATAATGCCCTTCTTGGAAAGGCGGGCTTCTTCTCGTTTGGCCCAGCGCGAGATGTTCATCAGATCCTCGGATGTGAAGTCTTCGCGCTTCAATGCGGCGATGAAGTCGTCGCAGGTCATCTTCGTTGTTTCGGTATCCATGATGGTTGCCTCCTCGTGGTTGTTGTGTCCCATCACGAACCACGATACACGACCCACCTAGCCGGGGCAAGGTTGACGGGTTCAGTACCCCACCTGGGCGGTTTCACGCGGTCCAAGTAAACGACCTGTGCGACTGCTACCATCCGGGCACCAATAGTGACCCAGTGTCCGGGTGCCCGCGTGGCCGGTGACACGGCCCCGCTGCGCCCGACAGGAGGCGAGCGGATGCCGAAGTATGTAGTCACCGGGGGAGCAGACGGCCAGTCCGGTATCGAGGTCGGTGGTAAGCGGTACGAACCAGGTGAGACAGTCGAGCTACCCAGCGGAAAGAAAGACTGGCGCATCGAAGCCGGTTACCTGGCTCTGGCCTCCACCTACAAGACCCAACGCACCCGCGACGACAACGGTCACTTTGTGGCCGACGACCCGGCGACGCCGGAGAACGAAGCGTTCGAGCCGGTGCCGGAACCGGAGCCGAAGCCAGCACCGAAGAAGACCGGAGGTAAGTAATGCCCACGTTCGTACACGGCAAGGGAACCAAGGTCTACCTCGACGAGTTCGACCTGACGACGTACTTCAACTCGGCTGATGTAACCCTTACAACCGAGACAGCAGAGGTAACAGCGTTCGCAGCCTCCAGCAAAGCCTACATTTTGGGGCTGGCTGACGGAACACTGTCGTTGAGCGGTATGTGGTCGGCGGACACGGACGGCTCCGACGAAGAACTGAATGCCATTCTCGGATCGACATCGGCGGCGAACATCACGGTTGCCGAGGCTGCCGGGACGATTGGCAACCGGGCCACAATCGCCAGGTGTGACGAGGTGAACTACGCGATCTCCAACCCGGTCGCAGACGTTTCCACCATCACCGCCGACTTCCAAGGCACCGCCAACGATGGTTCGCTCGGGTCGATGACGTATGGCATCACCGGGGGCGTCCAGTTGTCTACGGCTACGTCAATCGACTACAACGCCCTGGGCGCTCTGACCGGAGTGGACGGCGCAGCATCCTCCACGGCAGGCGGGGCCGCGCTGCTCCATGTTTTCGTGAACAGCATCGGCGGGGGTACGACGGCTATCAAAGTTCAACATGACTCGGCTGCCGACTTCTCGTCAACCGCCGACCTCATCTCATTCACCGCCGTCGGGGCTGCGACCAAGACGTCGGAGATGGTGGTCTGTTCGGGCACCGTGAATCGGTACGTCCGAGCAACCGCTACCAGCGCCGGATCATCCGGCTCAATCACCTTCATGGTGAGTTTCGCAAGGTTCTAGGAGGACCAAACAATGCCAACCTTCCATCACGGCAAAGCCACTCACTTCGAGTTGGACGACACCGGGGGTACGAGCCGGGACATTTCGGACACCCTCAACTCAGTCGACTTCCCCGAAATAATCGAGACAGCCGAAACGACGGCTTTCGGTGCGACATCCAAGTCGTACATTGTTGGCCTGCGCGATGCCACCATTTCAATCAGCGGCCTGTGGGACTCCACGGTCGACGGCTACATCATCGGCACGGAGCCTGCCACCAGGACATTTATCTTCGGCCCGGCAGGGAACACAGGCGGCTTCGTGAAATACACGGGCGAGGCGATTTTGACCAACTACGCCGTTTCGTCGCCCGTGGGAGACGTAGTCACGTTCAGCCTCGACCTTCAGTGTACGGGTGGAGTAACACGCACCACATTCTGATCCCAACAACCAAGGAGTGACCACTGTGTCCAGTATCAGAGAAGCAATACAGGCTGCCGAAGACGGCTCCGCCGACCTCTACGAAGTCGCCGAGTGGGGCGTCACGGTGGAGATCAGATCCATGACCGCCAGGTCCCGAGCACACTTTGTCGCCGAGATGGCTTCGGAGGATGGCACGGTCGGCGGGGTCAACGACCCTGACCGCATCATCGGTATGTGGTGGCATGTGATCGGGCAAACCTGCTTCGACCCGGATTCGGGCGAGCGAGCCTTCGACGAGGGTGATGACTCTTGGTTGTTCGACAAGAACGCCAGGGTCGTCAATGACCTTGCCAACGCTTGTATGGCGGCGTCCGGGTTGACTGAGGAAGCGGCGGGTGAGGCGGGAAAAGACTTCTCGGCTTCGCTGACAAGCGGGGACGACGAAACCCTGAGCGACGCTTTTACTTCCGACTAGCCCGTGACCTCGGTATGACTGTCAGCGAACTCCTAGATCGCATGTCGTCTGCCGAGTTGACGGAGTGGGCTGCCCTAATCCGGTTGGAGAACGAGGAAGCCGCCCACCAAAGCAAGATGGCTTCGTCCCGGTCGAGGGTCAGGCGGTAGGTAATGGCAACCGTCGCTGTCGTAAAGGCGATTGTTACCGCTGACGTAAGCCAGCTCAAGAAAGAAATGACCAAGGCCCAGCGGGCCATGGACAACGCCGGCAAGAACATGAGCAAGGTCGGCAAGTCGATGACCATGAAGGTCACGATGCCCCTGGTCGGGATGGGGGTCGCCGCCGCAAAGATGGCTTCCGACTTCGAGTTCTCGATGACTCAAATCGAGACTCTGGTGGGTCGGTCAACTGCTGAAGTCGAAACCCTGAAAGGGGCGGTGCTGGGGCTGTCCGGGCAAACCGGGCGGGCACCGAAGGAACTGGCCGACGCCATGTTCTTCATCACCTCGGCGGGCCTTGACGCATCGTCGGCCACAGCAGCGTTGGAAGCCTCGGCAAAGGCCGCAGCGGTCGGCTTGGGCGACACGGTGGTGGTTGCTGACGCGGTAACCAACGCCATGAACGGTTACGGCATGTCAGCGGACGGGGCGGCGTTCGCCACCGACGTGCTGGCCAAGACTGTTGAGCAGGGCAAGGCGTCCGCTGCTGACCTGGCCCCACAGTTCGGTCGGCTGATCCCAATGGCGGCTGAGTTGGGTATCTCGTTCGACCAGGTTGGTGGCGGGTTGGCGTTCCTAACCAGGGCGTCAGGCGATGCGGCGATGTCGGCCACCCAGCTCGGTGGCGTGATGAAGTCGATCCTGAAACCGTCACAGCAGGCCAAGACAGTGATGGAGGAGATAGGTATCGACCTGGGCACCCTGCGGGAAGCAGCGTCCGAGGATCTACTGGGTGCGCTCCAAGGGTTGCGGACATCGCTTGAAGCCAACGGCAAGGAAATGGGCGACGTCTTCGAGGACATTCGAGGCTTGAACGGTGCCCTCCAGTTGACGGGGGTAGCTACCGGTGCGGCCCGTGAGGTGTTTGACGAACTCGCCAACTCATCCGGCAAGTTGGATGAAGCGTTCCGGGGTGTCCAGAAAACGGCGCAGTTCAAGTTGTCGCAAGCGATGGCCGGGATGAAAGCCGGAATGATCGAGTTGGGTGGGGCGATCCTCCCGGTGGTTGTTCCAATGATTCAACAACTGGCAAATGTGATCAAGGTCATCGCTGATGCGTTTGCTTCTCTACCTGGTCCCGTCCAGAAGATCATCGTGGTGCTGGGCATACTGGTCGCCGCCACGGGACCGGTGCTAATGATGATCGGTTCGATCAACGCAGGGCTGGTCAGCCTGGGGGTAACCGCTGGCATAACGACCGCTTCGATGGCTGCGATCTTGGCCCCACTTCTGGCAATCATCGCGGTCGGGGCGGCGGTGTTCGCGGTGTGGAAGATGTTTAGCAACCGGGCCAAGGAAGCCCAGGAACGCACCGACACCCTTCGGGATTCGTTCGTCGCGTTGGACGACCGGACTGGCACCCTCAAATCTGAACTAGAGGGGTTGCGTGGTGAACTCGACGCCTTGAACGAAGCGACCGCCGAGGCGGCTCTCGAAACGACAGAGTTCTCCGACCAGGCGGTGTTGTTGGGTGAGTTGATTGAGCGGGATGTCCGCAAGCCATTTCAGGACTACTTCAAGGATCTGGAACACCACAACGACTTGATCCGCGACCCGATTCGCAACAACTCGTACCAAGACCTCGCCGACGGGTTGAGGGGTTGGACCGGGATGCTCGACTCGAACATCGCCCTACTGGAACAACACAGCGCAACCTTGGGTGCCGACTCGGACAAGATCATCGAGTCGGTACGCAACGGCGACCTCCAAATCGCCACTCTTCAGAACATGCTGTATGCGTTGGACGAAACAGCCGACGCCCACGACGACCTCGCCAAAGAAAATACCAAGTTGGCGAAGGCGTGGTTGGAAGACACCGACAATGTGGTTGCCTACGTCCAAGCGCTCGACGGTTTGGTCGACGCGAACGGTGAGTCGTACCTCGCCCAAATCGAAGCGATGGAAGCGGCGGAGGATTGGACCGGGGCAGCGGCGATGGCGATCGACGCGACCAGGATCGCCACCGAAGCAGCAAGGGAA